GAACTACTTCCGCTTGATGTTCTTCAGTTGTGGGATTGTTTTGATTACGACATCACCGTTATCCAAAAACCATTATTGTCACGATGCGAATTTTTTGGTAAAGACAGACGTATGCATCCCGGTGAGTATTGCTTCACAATCGATAATTGTCACCGCGATACTTCCATCCTTGACACCAACTTCAGCGAACACGACCCTGAGCACAAATCATTTAATGTTATTAAACTGGACAACGGTCAATTCGCTGCTCAACCAAACAATAGGGTTATCTGGCGTGATAGCTCCCTAACACCAGAAAACTTATTAACACCAGACTTTAAAGTATGCACACAAAACTACAAAGTAGAAACAGAACCTAAGTGGAGCGTAGGACATACTGAAGAATGGCAGTATAAAACACTTGACGAAGAGTCAGAAACATAGTAGTATAAACAGATAACTAAGGAGTAATATATGAGCGATCGTGTGTATGGCCCTGAAGAAAAGGCCAAACTAGAACGTCTTGTCCGTGAAGGCGTAACTGTATTACAAGAAATTGAAGATTTGCAAGGCGGACTAAAAGAAACAATCAAAGCAGTTGCAGAAGAATTAAGTGTAAAACCAAGTTTGATTAACAAAGCAATTAAAGTAGCACAAAAACGTGATTGGAGTCGTGTTGCAGACGAGTTTGAAGATTTAGAAACACTTGTTGCTACCACAGGATACGACAAAGACGCATAATGTACCGTATATTTGACGGTGCTTTTAACATCACCAACGTTTGTAATTTAACTTGCAGTGGTTGTGAAAGTTTTAATAATTTTAACTTTCGCAATCACTTTCGTTTTGACGATTACAAAGACTTGTACAAACGTTGGAGTGAACTTGTAAGCATAAATGTTGTAACTATACACGGTGGAGAACCGTTTACTAATCCTGATATACTCAACTGGGCACGTGGATTAAAAGAATTATGGCCCGATGCTAACAAGCACTATGTAAGCAGCAATGGTAGTTTGTTAAAAAATCACATAGATACTGCTAAACAACTACTAGATTTGGGTTGGTACATAGATATAAGTGTACACGACAGAGCATTGTACAATGACATAGAACCTGCTATAAAAACAATATTAGAAGATCGTCCATATCGTGTAGTACAAAACGGTGAAGACACAAAACTTGTAGGCCATAACAACAATCAAACATATTTTAACATATACGAAACCATAGACTTTATAAGCAGTGCTAGATTAGGCACAGATAAAGGCAAATGGCAGTTCCACAACAGCAATCCTCAAGCATCACATAGAGTATGTTTAGGCGGAGAACCTCCTTGTACACACTTTAACAAAGGATTAATGTATCAATGTCATTTAACCAGTGTTAGTGCAGATTTAATACAACAGTTTCCACTAGAACAACGTGCAGTAGAACTATTGCAACAATACAAGCCAGCACACCCCGATGATGACCTAACAGACTTTATGCAAACACTGCACAAGCCTATGCCGCAATGTGCGTTATGTCCTGAAAGCAGTAAAACACATTGTATTGCACCTCTTGCTACAAAGAAGGAAAATGCATGGATTTAGTAACAAGTACAATATTTGAACCCACGGTGCATTTAGATATTGATATAAAAAGTTTACCAAACAGAGACTTTGACAAACTGCATATTATAGGATGGAGTGAAGAAGGTGTAGCATTTGATTTTATCAAACATATGATACTTCGCGACAATGAAGAACGAGATATTATGCAAAACTTGTATGATCAAGGCAGACTGATTTATCATTGTAACATTATTCATCCAAGGCACAACGACAGCAGTATCCATCAACCCTGGCCAGAGTTTGATCAGTTTTTAGGTTGGCAAGAATACAGAGAAGTACCTCATACACCTGAACAGTTGTATCATTTGCAAACACTTACATATAGACCGCACAAAGATATGCTTGTAGAACAACTACTAAACAGTGGATTGCATGGAGAAATATACTACAAACGTGAGCAGGACATTTGGGACAAAACAAACATAACTCCTTTATGGCACAAACAAGTAGATAGGTTTGTAGAAAGCGAAAATTATGATCCAGACTTTGTGTTTGACAGTGACACAAATCCACCACCGCCTGTAGATGTCTGGAAGCGTAGTTTGTTTCTTGTTACACCAGAAAGCACAGACGAAATAGTTCTACACACAGAAAAAACTTGGATGCCAATGTTGTGGAAAATGCCCAGCATACTAGTTGGAGCAAAATATCTAAATAAAACCCTAGAAGATAAAGGTTATAAATTGTTCCATGATGTGATAGATTACGAATTTGATTGTCTAAATACAATGGAGCAGCGTATAGAAGTATTGATAGAACAATTACAAAATATAAAAGATTACAAAAGTGCAGCAGAACTAATGGCAAAAACCTGTGAATACAATCATAAAAAATTTGTAAATGATATTGCGTATGGATACAAACCTGAGGTAATCAGTATGCAGGCAGAATTTACACCTGATGCACAAAAACTTATTGATGTAATAAACAAAGCAGTAGAACAAGCAAAGGCAATGTTATGATAGATGTAATTTTGTACAATAAAGATTACAACAACATAATAGACTTGCCTTTTGTAGCAAAAACAATACTCAACAACAAAAATTCAAACATTATATTTTGGGCACCTGATGAAATAGATACTTGGCAGCGTATAAAAGCATACAAAGACAAAATTAACAAATTATGTGCTAGTGCTGACAGCACAATAGAGTTTTGGGAAGGAAATCAATTGCCTTACAAAACTTACAAACAGGATCGTATTACTGTTATAAATTGGCAAAACTTTTGTGTTCATTATACACTGGGCAAATACAAAATTAAAAACGAGCACAATAAAACACCGCAAATACAAAATTTGTTTGTTTCATTAAATAGATCATCTGTATTGCATAAATGTGTTTTTATAGATTTATTAGCAAAGTATAATTGTATTGATAACAATTTAGTAACTTGGCATGATATAAACAACAATAATTATAATTTCAAACATTTTGATAACCAAAAATTAATATTGGATGATATTTCAAGTGGCGTAGAAATTGTAAATTATCCAGATTACTATCACAATGCATTTTTAGATTTAGTATGCGAAAGTTTTGATAACTTTCCTGATATAAGTGAAAAAACATATAAAGCAATAGCAGCCAAGAAACCATTCATTACAATAGGATACAAAGGTCTGTATGCAGAATTACAAAATCTGGGTTTCAAATTGTATCACGAACTTTTTGATTACAAGTTTGACAATTTAGTAAGTTTTCAAGATAGAGCTGAAAATGTGATTAAACAAGTAAAAAATTTACAAAATCAAAACTTAAATACACTGAAAAAACAAATAGAACAAAAACTAGAATACAACTATAATGTGCTTTTAAATCTTGCAAAAACAGCAGATAAACAAATAATCGATTTTGCCAATAAGCATACAGTGCCTCATTATAGCGATATTCTAGATTATGTAAAAAGAGATAGACATCATCACAATTTTGTTTTATAATAAGAGATAATTAGGAGACTCCATGCCATACGTAGATGCATTTTTTGATAGAGACGCTGACATCATTCGTTGTGTAGAACGCAAGGAAGGCAAGCGTCTATATAATGAATATCAAGCAAAATACACATTCTACTATGAAGATCCACGTGGCAAATACAAAAGTATTTTTGGAGACCAACTGCAACGTGTAGTGTGTAAGAACACAAAAGACTTCCGCAAGGAACTTGCTATCAACAAGGGCAAGAAGATGTTTGAGTCGGATGTAAATCCAATATTCCAGTGTTTGAGCGAAAACTACTTGAACCAAGATGCTCCAAAGTTGAACGTGGCGTTTTGGGATATTGAGACAGACTTCGATCCAGAGCGTGGCTTTGCTCCAGTAGAAGATCCATTTATGCCAATCACTGCAATAACAGTGCATTTGCAATGGCTTGATATGTTGATTACAGTTGCAATGCCGCCCAAAGGTATGGATTTTGATGAAGCAAACGCTATGTGTAAAAGTCGCTGGGGAGAAGAATGTATACTGTTTCCTAACAGCAAACAAGGCGAGTGTGATATGCTTGAAGCATTCCTAGACTTGATTGAAGATGCAGATATCCACAGCGGTTGGAACAGTGAAGGCTATGATGTTCCATACACTATCAACAGAATTCAACGTGTATTGAGCAAGGATGACACAAGACGTTTTTGTTTGTGGGGACAATTGCCCAAGCGTAGAGAATATGAAAAGTTTGGAAAGATGAGCGAAACATATGACACTATTGGCAGAGTGCATATGGACTATCTAAACTTGTATCGCAAGTACACATATGAAGAACGCCACACATATAGACTAGATGCTATTGGTGAAATGGAAGTTGGTGAAAACAAGACTGTGTATGAAGGTACATTGGATCAACTTTACAACAATGACTTTGAAAAGTTTATTGAATATAATAGACAAGACGTTGCATTGCTTGACAAACTGGACAAGAAACTGAGATTTATTGATCTTGCAAATGAGATTGCACACGACAACACAGTGCTACTACAAACAACAGCAGGTGCAGTTGCAGTTACAGAACAGGCTATTGTTAACGAAGCACACAGACGTGGTATGCAAGTGCCCAACAGAGTGCAGCATGAAGGTAACACAGCAGCAGCAGGTGCTTATGTTGCGTTTCCTAAAAAAGGCGTACACGAATGGATTGGTAGTATGGACTTGAACAGTCTGTATCCAAGTATTATTCGTGCAATGAACATGGCGCCAGAAACTATTGTAGGACAAATACGTCCAGAACTCACTGAAGCGTTTTTACACGATGCAATGACACTGCAAAAGAAATCATTTGCGGGTGCTTGGGAAGGCAAGTTTGCCACACTTGAATATGATGCTGTGATGGAGCAACGCAAAGATGTTGCGCTAACATTGGATTTAGAAGATGGCAGCAGTCACGTGTTAAGTGGTGCAGAGATTTACAAACTTATTTTTGACAGCAATCAACCTTGGATGCTCAGTGCAAATGGCACTATTTTTACAACAGAAGTTGAAGGTGTTATTCCAGGATTGTTAAAACGTTGGTATGCCGAACGTAAAGAACTACAAGCCACAATGCGCAAAGCAATCGCAGCAGGCAACGAAACTGAAATTGCTTTTTGGGATAAAAGGCAACTTGTTAAAAAGATTAACTTAAACAGTTTGTATGGTGCTATCTTGAATCCAGGCTGTAGATTTTTTGATAAACGTATTGGACAATCAACTACACTTACTGGTAGACAGATTGCAAAACATATGGCCAGTGAAGTTAATAAAATTATCACAGGTGAATATGATCATGTTGGTAAAGCAATTATATACGGAGACACAGATTCTGTTTACTTTAGTGCGTATCCTGTGCTTAAAGATGAAATAGCAGCAGGTGATATTCCTTGGGGCAAAGACAATGTAATTACGCTGTATGATCAATTGTGTGAACAAGCGAACACAACATTTCCTGACTTTATGGCAAGAGCATTCCATTGTCCACGTCCACGCAGCGAAGTTATTGCAGCAGCAAGAGAAGTTGTTGCAGACACAGGTTTGTTTATTACCAAGAAGCGTTATGCAGTACGTGTGTATGACTTGGAAGGTGATAGAAAAGACAAAGATGGCGCATTAGGCAAAGTTAAGGCAATGGGCTTGGACTTGAAGCGCAGTGATACTCCAGTGTTTATGCAAGACTATTTGAAAACATTGCTTGACATGGTGCTTGCACTCAAGGAAGAAAAAGAAATATTAGAAAGCATAACAGACTTTAGACGTGAATTTAAAGAACGTCCAGGTTTTGAAAAAGGCTCTCCCAAACGTGCAAACAAGATTGGACACTATCAGCGTCTTGAAGAAAAACAAGGCAAAGCAAATATGCCAGGACACGTTAGAGCAAGCATCAATTGGAATACGCTAAAGAAAATGAATGGCGACAAATATTCACAAGATATTGTAGACGGTATGAAAGTTATTGTTTGCAAATTAAAGCAAAATCCATTACAATATACAAGTGTTGCTTATCCAACAGATGAACTACGTTTGCCTGATTGGTTTAAAGAACTGCCATTTGATGGAGATGCTATGGAAGAAGTTATTATTGACAACAAACTAGATAACTTGATTGGTGTGCTTAAATATGACTTAGAAAGCACAAAACAAAACAATACATTTAATACATTATTTGAGTGGGGTTAATGAAATACTTTATTACAGGTACTAGACGAGGTTTAGGAAAAGCTCTAGAACAAGAATATAATAATTGTTCGACTTTAGAGGAATGTGATGTTTTTATAAACTGTAAGCACGACGGATTTAACCAGGTTTATATGTTATATAAGGCTGCAAATTTAAATAAACGTATAATTAACATTAGTTCTAATTCAGGAGATGGAATTAAAAAAGAACCGCATTTGTATGCAGTAGAAAAAAATGCACTTGACAAAGCAAATGAACAATTATATTATCAAGGGGTAAACACAACTAGTGTAAGATTTGGATGGTTTGATAGCGAACGTGTTGCAGATGTCAAAGATAAAAAAATGAGTTTAGAATATTGTATAAGTGTCATAGACTGGATATTACAACAACCACATAAAGTAAAAGAGGTCACAATCACACCATGAAGGTAGGATTTACTTGTAGTACATTTGATTTATTACACGCAGGTCATGTACAAATGTTGCGTGAAGCAAAAGAGCAGTGCGATTATCTTATTTGTGCATTGCAAATGGATCCAAGTGTAGATAGAAAAGAAAAGAATGCACCTGTGCAAACAATAGTAGAGCGTTATACACAACTAAAAGGTGTAAAATATGTAGATGAGATTATTCCATATGGCACTGAAAAAGACCTAGAAGATATATTGACAATGTATCATATAGATGTTAGAATACTAGGAGAAGAATACAGAGACAAAGACTTTACTGGCAAGGATATTTGCCGTAAACGTGAAATAGATCTGTATTTTAACAAACGTGATCATCGCTTCAGTACAAGCGATCTTAGAAAAAGGGTATGTGAAGTATAATGTGGACACTGTTTATTATTAGTTTTGTTGCAGAATTTGATGAATATAAAGCAACAAGGTTTAATACTTATGAAACTAATCAACAATGTGAAATAAACAGAGTAGTGTTGGAAACAACATTTACAGAAGGTGAAAAGGCAGTATGTGTGAATGAATAAATTTATATTTGATGTAGACGGAACACTAACTCCAAGTAGGCAAACTATTGATCCTAAGTTCAAAGAGTTTTTTAAACAGTTTATAAAAGATAACAAAGTTTGGCTTGTAACTGGTAGTGATTATGCAAAAACTGTAGAACAATTAGGTGCTGATATTTGCGAATCAGTTGTAAAAGTTTACAATTGTTCTGGTAATGATGTATACTTTAAGGGCAGTCGTGTTCATTGTAAAAAGTTTGAAGCACCAAAAGAATTATATGACTTAATGAATGGCTGGCTACAAACCAGTAGTTTTCCACTACGGACGGGTAATCATATCGAAGAACGTATGGGCACTATTAATTTTAGTATCGTAGGACGTAACTGTACACTAGGCGAACGTAAACTATATGTAAAGCACGACTTGGAAAACAGAGAACGTGAAAGCATTGCATATCAAATCAACTTAGAATTTCCTAATATTACTGCTACAGTAGGTGGTGAAACAGGCATTGACATTTATGCAAAAGGTGCTGATAAAAGCCAAATACTAGAAGACTTTAATAAAAATGATAAAATATATTTCTTTGGAGATAAAATAGAACAAGGTGGCAACGATTGGCCTTTAGCGTCTAAACTAAAAGAAAAAGGTTGTTTTAATGTCAAGGATTGGCGTGACACAATGGAAAGACTTCAATACTTACAAGAGGCTAAAATAGCAGCATGATTATTGCAGGATATGGTTTTGTAGGTAAAGCCTACGAATTACTATTTAAAAATCATCGTAGAGAGATTGTAATACACGATCCACCTAAAGGTATAAAAGCAGATTTGAAGAATACCAGTGCTGTTGTTGTTTGTGTACCAACGCCACAATCAGAAGATGGTACGTGTGATATGAGTGCTGTTTACGAAATAGTTGAACAGTGCAATGATTTTACACCAATATTGATCAAAAGCACAATCAGTTTGCAAGGTTGGCACGAACTAAAAGAACGCTTTCCAAATCACAAACTTTGCTTCTCGCCAGAATTTTTACGAGCAGCTAACTTTATGAGCGATGTGCAGGATATGGATCACGTCATACTTAGTGGTGAAACAGACTATTGGCGTGATCAATATAGTTATAATTGGGCACATATTAAAATTAATATTGTGAGCCCAGAAGAAGCAATTGCAATAAAATATTTCCGTAATGCTTTCTTAGCAACAAAGGTCAGTTTCTTTAATGAAATTTATGACTTTTGCAAAGCATATGGAATAGATTTTAACCAAGTAAGAGGTGGTATAGGTTCAGACAAACGAATAGGTGATAGTCATACCTATGTTTGGCCAGAAGATAACGTAAGAGGATGGGGAGGATTGTGCTTTCCTAAAGACACTAGTGCATTATTAAAAATGGCAGAAGAAAAAAATATTAATCTAAATACACTTGAAGCAGCAGTTGAATACAATAAAAAAATACATTGACAATCAAACACTTAGGCAGTATAATAAAGAACATAGGAGACTAATATGCAAGACATTCTACAAGATATTGTAAGCCACACACATAAACTTGGCTTTATTACAACACTAAAGGTCACAGCAGAAACCGATACACAGATTGAAAGTATGGCAGATGATCGCAGTGTTATTATGAGTGCTACAACACATTCACCTGTTGGTGAATTTGTAGGCACATTTGGTATGCCGGACTTGGGTAAACTGGATTATCATTTGAAAAATCCAGAATATAGAGAAAATGCAACTATCGAAGTTGTACAAGCAGAGCGTAACGGAGAAGTTATGCCAACACACATCCACTTTGAGAACCAAGGCGGAGACTTTGAAAATGATTATCGTTTTATGAACAAAGCGATTATTGAAGAAAAATTAAAAAGTGTAAAATTCAAAGTCAGCACATATGATGTTGAAATTGAGCCTAATATGGCAGCAATTGCACGTATGAAACTTATGGCAGGTGCGCACAGTGAAGAAACTGTGTTCCAAGTAAAAACAGAAAATGGTAATCTAAATTTTTACTTTGGTGACGAAGCAACACACGCAGGTTCATTTACTTTTGAACACGGTGTAGGTGGTACACTAACACACACTTGGGCTTGGCCAGTTGCACAAACAATTGCTATCTTAAATTTGGATGGTGATAAAACTATGAGCATCACAGACCAAGGCGCTATGAAGATTTCAGTAGACAGCGGTATGGCAAAATATGACTACATCCTTCCTGCACAACAAAAATAATGAAAACAAACCTAACTAAAACACAAAATGATTATGCTGTATTTTTGCCTAGTATCAGTGGCTTTTATGCTACGTTTGTAGGCAAACAACGTTTTGGAGAATACGTTGATTACAATCGTGTTCCAGCTGGTATTGGCGAAGTAGAAGGTCTTAATTTTTTAAATCCAAACAAAGGAGCGTTTCATTACAAGTGGGCGCTCTATTCTGCTGGACACGCTGATTTAGATGTTAACAAACACGTAGAAAAAGAAGATATGTTGCGTAACCGTGACAGAGACAACAGTTGGTTACTAGGAGACTCAGGCGGTTTCCAGATTGCAAAAGGCTTGTGGGAAGGTGACTGGACTGATCCTAATTGTCCAAAAGCACTCAAAAAACGTGAACTAGTTGTAAACTGGATGGAAGAATATATGGATTATGGAATGATGTTGGATATTCCAACTTGGACATTCCAAGATCCTAAAGCAGCAAAAGCAGCAAACATTCACAGTTATCAAGATGCTGTAGATGCTACACACATTAATGCACGTTACTATATGGCAAACCGTAGAGGCAACTTTAAAGTGCTAAACGTGTTGCAAGGTAGCAACCACGGTGATGCTGATAATTGGTACAATGAATTTAAAGATTATTGCAATCCAGCTAAATACCCTGATACCCACTTTAATGGTTGGGCAATGGGAGGGCAGAATATGTGTGATGTACACTTGATTCTGCGAAGACTTGTGCATCAAATACATGACGGGCTACTTGAGCCTGGCGTACATGATGTGATGCATTTCCTTGGTACAAGTAAACTTGAATGGGCTGTTTTACTTACAGACATTCAGAGAGCAGTACGTAAGTATCACAATCCAAACTTTATGATTACATATGACTGTGCATCACCTTTCCTTGCAACAGCAAATGGACAGGTGTATCATAGCATACGTGTTGAAGACCGCGGAAAGTGGAGTTATATGATGGCTCCGGGTGCAGATGCATTAAAATATGCTAAAGATACAAGATTGTTTAGCGATGCTATTACAGCCGACGGTATACTAGAAGCATTTGAAGATTCTCCTATCAGTAAACACTGCAAAATAAATGACATTTGCTTTTATGCAGAAGGCGACAAAAACAAAGTTGGTGCTATCAAAGTCAAAGCAGGTGATGTTGACTTAGATAAAAACGGTAACCCACTTGTTGATGATGATGGTAATCCTGTGATTAGAAAAAAAGACAGCACAAGTTGGGATTCATTTAGTTATGCATTACAAATGGGTCACAATGTATGGATGCACATAGAAAGCACACAAAGGGCAAACGAACGTTATGACACTGGTGAATTTCCTTATATGTTAATTGACGAACGTTTTGATCGTGTAGAGTTTAAACAAGTTGTTGACGAAATCTTTAGTTTAAAAGATAGACAAAAAAGTTTAGACTTGATTGAAAAGTATTCAAAATTTTGGATGCAAGTTATAGGAACAAGACTTAATGTTGGTAAAAAGACAGTAAACGCCAGCACAAAGTTTGGAGAATTATTTGAGGAGATTTAATGTCAAAAGAAAGTTTACACAGCCACTTACAATCCCTTACTGTGAGACATAGAGATCTTGATGATGAAATATTAGAATTAGAAAAACATTACACTGTAACAGAAGAAATACGTAGACTTAAAACTCAAAAACTTTGGATCAAAGATGAAATTTATCGTATTAAAAAAGAACTAAAAGAACAAGGTGTATACACAAATGGACGAGGAAGCTAAAAACCTTCATATGTTAAATCTAGAAATGGCACTAGAAGATCTAGATAAAATCATTGACAATATGAAGAAAAACGATTATAGTAAAGAACAGATCAACGAATATACTAAAAAACGTTGGAATGTATGGAACGAAATGTATCAAGCGAGAAAACTATGAAACGTGACTATGATAGTGGTGTAACAGAAGATGTAAACTTTTTTGTAGGCACTGAAGTTGAGCATACTCCGCAATATGGTAAGAAAACATTGTTTGTAGTAGGCTTGCAAAACTTTGAAGATATTATTGAATATGCAGAAAAGCAAAACTTGCAGCACATTTATATTGGTGCTAATATGAGTTATGAACCAGATGAAGCATATGATGCGATGATCTTTCCATTGTTAAAAGAAGGATATTGGGTAACATTAGATTTTGATATCAAAGATGTAGAATATGTTTTAGAATCCGGTTACACAGAATACAACAGATTTATTCCAATGATTAGTGCAAAACTTCCTTACATTAGTCAACTTGGATACAATGCCTGTCTTAAACTAGACGACAAAGACTTTGATGCAACTAATCCCGGTGTATGGGTGCATCGTATGCATGATTTAAAAGAGAAGGCTGTTTTTACAGATTGGTCTAAATACACCACAGACGAAATCATTGCTTGACAAAATGCAACAAGAACGTTATTATGAATATATGAAAAGGCGCTTCAGAGAGGAAAACGCAAAAATGGATGCAGCATTACAAAATGCAAAACGCAGTATATGGGTAACTTTTACAAAAGAAGGTATCCACAAGTATCCAGCAGCATTGGATGATCCAAAACTTGCTACTGGTGATGAGTATGATGTGAGCTTCTTAGGCTATCCACATCGACATACATTTTACTTTAAGGTACAAATCGAAGTATTCCACAACGACAGAGATATTGAGTTTATTCAGTTCAAACGTTGGTTAGAAAATTTGTACAAAGAAGATGTGATTCAACTAGATTACAAATCTTGCGAAATGATTGCAGATGATTTGTACAAACAGATTAACAACAAATATCCCGGCCGGTTTGTTGTTATTGATGTCGCAGAAGACAACGAAAACGGCTGTTCAATCATTTATCCTAACTTAGATGCAAAAAAGGATTACTAATCAAATGACTATCAAAAATCCGGTAGTAAACAAAATTTTTAACGACCTTGAAGAACTGCATGACTTTTGCAGAACTGAAGGTTATCCATTTAACCGTGAAGACTTGTACAAGAAAGATGCTCGTGTTTGGCTTGCATTTACAAAGTACAAGAACTGGATTCGAGCAAAGAATCGTAACAAAGGACGCAAATAATGCGCAAACTGTTTTACATGGGCTTAGAGCCCTATGAAGGCAGGTACACATTACAACTTGAAGAATGGAGTAGACGTGCTTTCCAACGTCGATCGATTGACTGGGTGAGTGTACCTGGTACAACTATTGACAATACAAAAGCAATCCAAGTAGGCCAAGTGTTAGATGCACATGGCCGTTCCTACTTTGCAATGTCGCAAATGATGAACTTGGTGCAAATGATGCGTAACGGTGAAGTAACAGGCAAAGATGTTGTTTTCTTTGAAGATATGTTCCAGCCTGGTATGGAATCGTTGCCTTATATTATGGATCAGATTCCAGCAGAGCAGCGTCCACAAGTTTGGATTCGTTGTTTAGCACAAGCAGTTGATCCTGATGACTTTGTACACGTTTGGGGTATGGGCAAGTGGATGAGTTTGTATGAAGAAATGTGCAACGAATTTGTTACAGGCGTACTAGCAAGTAACGAAGAAATGGTTGCACATATGAAAATTGCAAACTGGAAAGCGCCTATCTACAATATCAGTGGACTTGCATTTGATAAAACTGAAGTTGCACTACGTGTTGGTGAAATTAAGCCTTGGGAAGAACGTGACAATCGTGTTGTGTTTGCTGCACGTTTTGATCAAGAAAAACAACCAGACTTCTTTATGGATATGATTGAAGAATGGTATGGTACACCTGGCACAACTGATGTAGAGTTTGCTATCCTACAAGGTGGTCCTTTGCGTAGTAATAATCCAAAGTATCTTGAACGTGCTAGAAAAATGGAAGAACGTGGACAACTTCGGATATATGAAAACCTTAAAAAGAATCATTACTATGATTTTGTAAACAATAGTAAAGTATTGTTTAATTGTGCATTGCAAGACTGGACTAGTAATACTGTAAGTGAAGCAGATGCACTAGGTTGCAATGTGCTGTTTCCTGCTTACAGAAGTTTTCCAGAGATCTTTGCAAATGATCATACAAGAATGTATGTTCCTTGGAGTGTACAAGATGCAATGAATAAACTACAACCATTGCTTGACGCACCACACAAAGACTTGGGTAAAATTAGTAACTGGACTAGTGCAACTATTGATCGCTATATTGATATTATGCAAGGCAACGGTGAACAATGGCGCAGAGACAGTAATCGTTATAGAGACTATGTAGCGGAAACAAAATATTGAACTTTTTAGATTTTGTAAAACAACAACCTGAATTTTGGAAAGGCGCAGCAACTATTTTAGATGCTGTACTTACCAAAGGTATTGACAACAGTTATACAAGAGCAGAAAGAGAAATGATTTTTGCTTATGTTAGCGAAGATAATGGTTGTGAGTTTTGTGCAAAACATCACAGCGACTTTGCACGTGACATAGGTTTTAACGATAGTTTTACAAAAGACACATATGTTGATAATAATATTGACAAACAAAAAAACGTAACATATATTGGTGCTGTTGCTAAAATGTACAATCACTTGGTAGAAGAGTTTGGTATTACACAAGTAAATGATGACAACATTATGTTAAAAGATACACCAGTAAAATACAGAGGTTATAACTTATGAGAGTTTTAGTCACAGGTGCTACAGGTTATATTGGCAGTCATGTTTGTAAACTACTTAAAGAACACGGACATACTGTTGTTGCTTGGGATATAAATATTCACGGCGAATACAATGACATAATGGCATACTGTGATAGTTATACTTCATATGATATTACAAAGTTTGTATGGGGTGATTTTGATGCTGTTGTACACTTAGCAGGACGCAGTGTAGTACCCGACAGTTTGAAAGAACCAACAGAGTATTATCGTGTAAATGTTATGGGTACTGCAAACTTGTTAGATCGTGTAGAAACACCACACATACTGTTTGCAAGTACCAGCAGTGCTTGGGAAATGGCATCACCATATGCACGTAGCAAAGTGGCAGCAGAAGATGTTATAAAGGAGAAAGCCAATGGATACACTATCTTTAGATTTTTTAACGTATCTGGTACTGACGGGCATAATCGTCAACTGGGCGTTCCTACCCATCTTATTCGTGTTGCTGCTATGGTGGCTGCTGAGAAACTACCCGACCTTAAGATCTTTGGTACGGACTATGATACTAGGGATGGTACTTGTATTCGTGATTATATTCACGTTGTTGATTTGGCTCGTGCCATTGTCAACGGAGTTGAACGAGGACCAGCCAATACGGACTATGAATGTCTTGGTTCTAACGTAGGCTATAGTGTGCGTGAAGTAATCAGTACTATGGAACAAGTTACTGGTAAAAAGTTAAATATCATTGAAGCTGGGCGAAGAGCAGGCGATGCTGTTGCTAGTGTTGTAGATAATTTAAGCGAATTAGTAACATTGGAAAAAAGCATTGAAGATATGTGTTTAGATCAATATAAACTGGAGATTGGTAAAAATGGATGAACTTATTGAATATTCACAAGAGATCATGACTCATATGGATAACGGTGATTTAATGAGTTGTTACAGTCTTTTTGAATCGAATATTAGAGGCATTTTAGATGATTTAGATCCTAATGACGGACTTGTAAAGTTATGGTTGACACAAAGAGATTATGTAGATGATGAAGATTGGGCAGCAGTTATGGCAAACATTGAAAACATTAGGGAGGCGATGAATGCGTGATCACACAGGAGATACAATAACCGTGTCGTTGACCGACTTTGACGAATCAGGAATGAGTTGTGAGGACATATACACACTAACAGATACAAGCACTATCTCAACTACAATAGATACTACAGCATTTGATGAGCTTATTAGTTTGGACGGAGATATTACACTTACTTTAAATGAACCAGTAGAATTTGAAGACCAAATGCCAGATGTTGCAAAAGTAGAAGATATGTGTAATGATTATCCAGCATTAGCACAAGCATACGAAAAGTTTAAAACAATGTATTCTCTTGTACATCAAGACTGGAAAGGGAAACAAGACGCAGAAAATGAGCCTCCATTTTAACATAGAACCTGTATGGAATATGGAACGCTATCGTGCGTTAGACTATAAACTAGACCATCACAAAGATACAAATTTAACACAAAAGTATTTAGATGCAGGGCATAGTGCAGAGGCTATGACCCTGTATAACTATTTTGAACCAAACCCTATGCCTCCTAGTGTAGAATATATTTGCAGTTACTTTACAGAACTAGAAAAAATTTCTGTTGCAGTAAACTTGTTCAAACCAGGACAATATTTGCCTGTACACGTAGATTTATATGATGCATATAAGAAACTTCACGGACTCACAAACGAAATAATTTATAGATATATAATTATGTTAGAAGACGGAGTAGATGGACAAATGAGTGTTATTGGAGACGAAGCACACACTATGTGGGAAGCAGGTGATGTATTTGGCTGGAAAGAATGTGATAAGCATACATTTATAAATTTAAGCACGGAGGATAGATATGCAGTACAACTCACAGGCGTACAGACGAACCGATAGTGCTTTAGAAAAAGCCTTTGTTTATAAAATTGGTGATAATACAATATTTGTAGACAAAGAATATCATGTTTTGCCTACATTAGAACGCTATGAAGGCTTACAAGAAATATACACCAACAGTTATCTAAAAAATTTTCCTTTTAGTTTTATTCAAGTTTACGATGGAGGTACACTTGATTATATTGAAGGATTGAAGTTAGGTATAATAGAACGTGATTTTTTGAATTTAGAAGGGTTACATATATTTTTAACGGAACAATGTTTTCATACTACAGGAAATATTCAAAACTTAGTTGCAGACGGAACAAGTAGATATACATTAGATGCCACAGAAGGCGATTATTGGTCGCCTGAATTAGAAAGTGTAGAAAATTTTGTAAAATTAAATAAATTAAAAAATGTTACCGTATGTGTGAGTTTTGAAGATCCTACACAAGTTTATAAAGATAGGTATTCATTTTCAATTGTAAGAGAAGATGCAACTCTTAACGCTCTTTGTAACAGGTATAAAAACTTAGAACGTGACTTTTTTGATTACAAAATAGAAAAACGGTTTTGGTGTGGTAATTGGCGTTATGAACCACATAGACATATTATCACAGCATTTGCAAGTCAGTTAGACACAGAGTACAGTTGGTTTTATAGAGACAATGAACATCGTGTGTTAGAAAACATATGGTTTGATATAAATGAATTAAAACACAAGCACCAAGTAGTTGAAGGTATATACTACCTAAATGAAAATACCAAAGGTATAGATATACAATCAGATCCTGTGGATATCAGTGGTACTATTGAAGACAGGTTTATTAGACCAACAGGCACCAAAATGTCTGGGCCTATTTTAGAAGAATACACAAATGAAAATTTGTATAGTAACACATTTTGTAGCATAGTAAATTACAGCACATTTAACGAACCTTTTCCTAGTTATGACGAAAAAGTTTTAAATGCAATGATAAACAGACGTCCTTTTGTGTTTTGTGGGCCTCCTGGTAGTTTAGAACTTATGCGTAAAGATGGATTCCAAACATTTGGTGATTATTGGGATGAAAGTTATGACCAAGAATGGGACAACACAAAAAGACTAGAAATGATTTTTGATTTACTGCTGGAAATTAACAGTTGGAGTTTAGAAAAGTGCAAAACGATATATAAAGAAATGTTATCTATTACTACACACAATTATCTTACACTTAAAGATATGGATATACAAGATTATGAAATGCGCAGCACTATATAATCACACAAACATTAGAGGTGGTAATCGTGTGTATCCTTGTTGCCGTTACAAAGAAAGTGTGATGCACTTTGACGGTAATGTAGGCAAAATAATGCACAGTTATATTTACGACAAACTACGTTCTGATATGGAAACAGATTGGTTGCCAGGTTGCGGCAAATGTAAACACGAAGAAGAACTTGGCGTAGAAAGTTTAAGACAACGTTTTAATGCACGTTATCAAATGAGCAAACCCACACTGGATTATTTAGAAGTAGGTTTTGATAACATTTGTGATTTAACCTGTGATGGCTGTTGGGAAGAATGGAGCAGCAGTTGGTGGGCAAAAAAGAATCCAGACTTGTCTCCTAAACAAGGTATAACTAGTACAGAAGAATTTACACATATTCCTCCAAGCATTAAACGTGTTGTGTTTTTAGGTGGCGAACCGTTAATGACAAATAGACACAGACGTTTTTTACAAACATTCAAAGACTTGCAAAATTTAGAAGTTGAATACTTTACTAATGGTATGCATAAGTTACAAGAAGAAGATTATCAAGTTTTAAGTAAATGTAAAAGAGTGCATTTTACTGTAAGTATTGATGGATATGGCACTATGAATGAAACGGTGCGTAGTGGTAGCATTTGGAGCAGAGTAGTAAAAACATTAGACGAAATTGCAGACGTATTTGATTACACAATTCACAGTGTTGTTCATAAAAACAACTGGCATGGATTACCAGAACTAGCAGAGTTCACAAAAAAATACAAAAAATGGACAACAAATGTCTTGACATTTCCTAAAGAACTGGATATAATAAAACTAGAGCAGTGTGACAAGGATAAACTAGAAAAAATATTGGATACATATGATATACCAAACAGGCAATATATTAAGGCACACTTACAAGGAGACGCATAATGGATATGCGAAGTTATGAAAACTGGAGAGAACACGGTGCTGATGAAAGTAGTGTAGAAGAAGTAACTTGGAATAATAATGACTTGCTTACATTACCTTGGGAAGCAACATATATGACAGACGAGATTCCAGAAGATAGTTCATGGGATACGTTTGCTACAAAAAACAAAAAAGCATTAGAAGCAATGTACAAACAATGGGGAGTACCTAAAGAAGGTAGTCTACATTACATGAGTA